GTTTCATCGAGAATAAGCCTAAATTCTTCAAGTCCAAACCTTATTTGTACATCCATCAACAGGGGCTCGGCGCGGCCTCTAAATCGGGCCCATGTTGTTTCAACATTTTGATCAAATAATATAGTACTTGCAATTTGTGAAATTTTCTTTTTAAGGAAAATCATCAAACGACGTACGTTAATTCTATCAAGAGCTGATCGTTGTATTTGCAGAGTCTTTTGACCAAAAACTACAATCCCTTCAGTCGGGAAAGAAGCAATTGGATTGACACGAACATCATAAAGATCATCTCTTTGCTGTGAAGTAAGCTTTGTGCGGACATTTGTCACAGCGACGCCGCCGGCGCCTTTAGAGAGGCCGCCGCGATTGAAACCAGCCGGCGCGAACCAAAGTTCACTACTGGCAGCAGAAGAACCTAGAGTTCCCAGTGCTGCAACCGAAGGCGGTATCCAAAGCATTTGTCCCGTAGGTACATCACGAGTTTGGACCCATGGGAAGAAACAACATCCGTAACTTGAATCAGTAGTTCGGCTGCGCATCGATGCAACTGCGTTTGTTACATTTGGAAGAATCGGATACGAATCGGGGCTGCCCTCATGTACTGGCTGATAATCATTTTCAACATCAACAATTGCCAAAGCATCGCCTCGCTCTTCACATTTTTCAATCAATTTATCAGTTAATGCCGGTACCGTAATACCTGGTAACGCTGCTAAATCATATGAAGTAGTTTCAGTATCGGCAATAATATTAAGTGCGCGATTGATTGTAGCTCGTGCGTAACTTGTTACATCGGTGGTACCAAGAAGTGTTGTCCCGTTAGTGGCGCCGACCAAAATGGAATTTCGAAGTGGATCGCCTTCTTGAATATCCCAGCCATCGAAGCCGCCGTGCATTACTGTTGTAAATTTATTAATTTTCATAGTATTTACAAGCGCGCCGGCGCCACTCATGGCAGTATATGAAATATTCTGTGCTCTAGAGCCGGAATAATAACATGCTGGGGTCGACTGGTTGGCATCCCCGGTTGCGCCACTAGTACCATCAGATCCAGAAATAAATATATCATCTAGTGTGAATACATATTGATGTACTGTGCCGACACCTGGTACGAAACTACTAACTGACAAAGGCTTTGGACGTAATAAATCAAGAGTACTATCATCAAATCGATTATTTGAACCAGCCTCCAGGAGATTAACACCAAAATATGCATCCCGAGATTTATTAAAGCCCATCACGCTGCCCGGGCCAGATCCGGTCGCGATCAAGCTAATGGCCGGAAATTCTATATATATATTTGATCCGGTCTGGCTCCCTCCCATCCTAACGTAGCCCTCTGCGAGAGGGTCGACGCCCCAAAAAGCGCCGCCAGTAACAAAAGAATTATATCCAGAACCCGCAATCGTGCCCTTGAGCGGCTGCGAACCGGTAATATGAAATGATCTGAATCGAAGGGGGCCCTTGGAACCAAAAGGTGCCATGGCGGGATTCTCGGCACCAGCGGCTATTTGAGTGTTAACTTCAACACGAATATGCTTAGACATATTGTTGTAATCACCATATTCTACCAATCTTTGTGTAGTAGCATCATATACTTCATACTTATCGCCTATTTTGCGTCCAATATAATTTTGTGAATTAACGTTTAAATTACAATTTGAAAATGTCTCATAAACAACAGGACGAAGATCAGTATCTTTAAGATGACGAATTTCAACCGTAAACGTAGGATAGGGGTCGACGGATTGTTCTTGTGCTGTAGGTATTCTTATATCACTAATAGAAATCTTAATGCGGTTTTGCGTTTCTGCACCATTCTGTGTAAGACCATGAAATTTAAATAAATCTGTTGTATCATATACAGGATTGAATGTAGATTCGGGGGAATTTAAATCTTGAGAGATAAACCATCCCGTTTGTGATGTTGTGGGGCCGCCGTCACTAGTTGAGTATCCTCGAAAATCTCCACCTTGAACCGAGCCTGTTATCAAACCAAGAATTACAGCTTGATGTGCGGAACCGCTGAGCGCGTTAACGGATTTTTCAAACGTTTCGCCAAGCCAATATTCCTCTCTGTTAGAGCTTACGGTTGTATATACATTTGTTTTTACAGGATTTGTATTAAAAACTTTACGAATAAAGTTTGGATTACCCGTCGTCCAACTGAACCCTTTAACTGTCGCCTTGTTCGATCCGACCGTCCCGCTAATCTTAGTTTTAAAAGTTGGCCCGGTCGCGACCTGATTAATAATTGTTGCATTGCAGAGCGTGAGACCCGTGCCATCTTTCAAGGTTCCGCTTAAAACAGGAACGGTGCCTGTACAATAAAAAATTGCTCCCAAAGTACCGGTAACATTAGCATCGAAGCCGCCAGAAGGAAAAACGAATAATCCAACTGCTCCGACTTCAGCAGTTGAGTCAAGACCGTCAATCCCCCATCCTGCGGCGCCTGCTGCTGGCGAAGTCTGGCTAGCATTTGTATCTTGTGCGCCCAGAAGACGGACATATGTTACAGGAGAATTGTTGGCAAGATAAGCTTTTGCTGCATACGTTCCATACATTGGAGTGCTAAAGTTTCCAAGCCTCCAGGCGTCGCCACCTGCGCCGCCGGCAACGGTATCTCCAAAAATATTTACAAAATCGTTCCAAGTTTCAACTCGGGTAGGCCGAAAAGCCGGGCCCTTTGCGGCGCGGCCAATAATAATAGGACCATCATCGTTGGAGCCCAAAGTTGGAACTTGTGATTGGTCTACTTCGGTGATAAAAACACCGGGTGATATAAAGCGATACTTATCTGCTGGCATTATAATAGTCTCCTTTTATAATATAAATCTGTAGGATTGCTATAATAAATAGTAAATAAATATTCAAAAGGTAGATTCATTAAGATTTATAAAAGCTATCCTTATCTGTTGTATTTTCTACGTCAAGAACGATTCGTTCACGACCAATTTTAATTTCGACTATGTTTTGTGTTTTTGTAATTCTCGGAAGACTTTCATTCGGGCCGGCCCCGTTAATATATCCAAGTACTCTTATTTTTACAGTCATATTAAACTTACGCTCTTTATCTTCCAACGAAGAAACAACATTTTCAACTGCAAGATCTGATTCAACAAAACATTCGTATGAATGGCCATGGCGACCGACACTCATATAATTTGAAGGGTTGGTAGAGTCAATTATATAGGCAGCAATATCATTCATTTGTTGCTGATATTCAGTAAAAAACTGAACTTCATAATTTATCTCAAGATAAGTTGGAACAGGAATCGTTATCGTCTCGTATACAACTTTTTTGTTAGTTCTTTTAAAATTTTTATCGGTACCTTTGCTTAAGCGAAAAGCATCAGCTGTGGCGAACTTATTTGTATCATTTTGTAAGATTCTTCTTGCAATCGTTAAATCTGATCTTCCAAACTCTCTCAGTCGATCAAGAGGAGAATATACTTTTCCTCTTTTGGTACGATCTTTTATCATGCCCAACCTTTCAATTGTTATTGCGGGATAGACGACGGCGCCGAGGTCGTCGCTTTTCATAATAAAAGTTTCATCATCAGTCCAATTTCGATCTTTTCTATTATAGGCACGTTCGGCGCCAACCCACGAAACAGGAACTGGTTTAAAGCCTTCGTTTGAGTATGTTGAGATATTTAAATTTTGAAAAAAATCATATATGGAATAATCAATATTTTCCAAAGTTGAAGGCATAAAAATCTGTTCTTCAACCCGAGATGGATCTTCTACATCTGTATACGAATAATTAATATCTTTAATATCATCTGCCATCAAAAAGTCCCTTTCTCGCTCTTACGCATTTTGCACTAATTTCAAATTTATGACTAGCCTGTCCAAATAACTCTTTGGGCTCATCCAAGGTAACAATTTCATAATAAAAGCTACCATATAAAATAAAATCACCCTCTCGAATAAATATGTCTTGGTCTTCTGTTATTCTTCTTTTATGAAAATGAACCGTTATTGTAGTTATAACGTCAAGACCATATTTATCAGTTGTTGTTTTTAAGCCTTCCCAATCAACCAAAGCAAATACTCTCACAGGAGGCAAAAATGTTTTTTCGATTGCTTCACCATAAAGTGAGTGAAAATTACTTTGTGTAACATCAATAGCATAATAAAGCACTTGTTGTCCTATTATTCTTTCAACCAATTCATCGTTGATTTGTTTAACAAGATCTCGCTCTTTTTTATTTAAAAAAAGCGGTGGTGGTGGTGTTGTAGGTTGTGACCATTCATTATCTGCCATTTATTTCACCCCACATATACGCCATAAGGAATAGTTTTCAAAATTTCATTTGCTGATTTAACCATATTGGCTTCAACTTCCGCAACCTTTGCGTATGTCATTTCTGCAAGAACAGTCTTTAATTCTTCTCTCAACTTTTCTTGTTCCTCTTTCGACTGACTAGAGAGATCTGAAGCATTTAAAGTAACAGATTGGCCTGGAATTGGAATTGTAGTAAATTTACCACGAACTTGGGCCAATATCCCCTTTGCCAATGCTAAAGCAAATCTTCTTATCCATTGTTTACCAATTGAATTAATATTTTTATATGGAA